TCAAAGCTTGGATTAATATCTTGAGAAATAAAGTCTTCTAACAAATCGTTAAAATCTTTTAATCCTTTTTCTTGTTTAAATCTTTTTAGTTCTTCCGAAATTAAATATAAAGTATTACGTTCAATATCTAATAAGTTTTTTCTAGAATCATAATACTCTAATAGATCTATTCTCTTAACAGCTGCTGTATTAATGATTGTAAGATATTCATTATCAGAATTAAATGTACCATCATTATCAGAAAAGTTTGCTGTCTTAATTGGAATACCACATTTTTGTCCAAACTCTTTGTAGTCTTCTGACTTTAACATTTTTTCTTTACTCATACCTAACATTCTAAATGCGTAAGAATGTAATGTTCTAAAGTTATATAAATCTGTTTCCGGATCCAATGCAAATTTTTCAGCTGCACGACTTGCTGCTTCCCTGGCTGCTTTTTTAGTAAAAGAAAAATATCCTATTTGTTTAGGTCTTACACCTTGTTGGATAAATTCATCAACCAAATTTAACAACGTTGTTGTCTTTCCTGTTCCTGGTGGTCCTAGTATTATTGTTTTCACGTTTTTTTATCCTCCTTTCTAAAAAAGAATTCTTAATTAATAGTTTTCTATTTTTATCTTCTAAGAACTCAATTCTCTTTTTAAATCTTACATACCAATTGATGCCCACTATCATTAGAAACTATCCTCATGATACTTTACTTTAGATACAGAAGCCTCAATCTTTTTCATAGCTTTGATTTTAATTACTCTAGGCTGTTGGTTTTTAATCGCAGGTCTGAATTCTTCTACAAAGCAATCTAATTGAGTTAAATAGTTTCCAGTCTTAATCTTATCATGTTCCCAATTATTCTTTTTACAAAAGCTATAAAAGTCTTCTCTTCTGAAATAAGTATATTGTCTATTATCATCTGTGTATGGAAGTTTATTTAATATATCATCCATAGTTCTTGCGCTCTGTCTATTAGTTGTCCAATCTTGTAATAAAGAAGTCATTTCATTTAAAGGATCTAATGATTCCAATGGTTCAACTTCTTGTAAATTATTCATCATTGGTTTTAAAAAATGTTGTTTCCAATCTTTCGGACTTGGTATTGGAATAACTAAATTAGCTTGATCTAAACATGCTAAGGCAAATAATCCTGGCATATAAAGTTGTTCTGTTTTTAATTCTATTCTATTTTCTCCTACATCTAAAAACCATTGTGGTGGTTTAGATGCATACTTAGTTAAATTACCAAGTGTTGGCATTGCCTCTTCTCCAAATCCTACACCAAATCTTTTTGTTCTACATAGTCCTGACTGACATACAGAATTAATAGGAGCATCTTTACATCTGTATTTGTCATATCCTTTTCTATTTACTGATTTAATAAGTTGTTGAACCTCACTATTACTTAAAGGAGGATTCATATATTCTATATTTGCTTTTACAATTTCATCTTCCCATGAATCAGGATTAGCTTGTTTGAAATAAACTGCGATATTAAATAATCCATTATTTCTAGACCCCTCGCCAAAACCATCTTTAGCAAGTTTGTTTAAGCAAGGAGGTCCATCTTTAAATACTTCTTCTATTTTCTTTTCTTCAATTTTGATTTCTTTAAGATCTTCTTCCTTGCAAGCATAAAGATCATAGAGCTTAAAAAATTCCTCAAGTGTACAACCGGAACCACTATCGTTGATAGCATATCTTAATCCTTTCATTTCATTGTGGTAGGGTAAGTTTAAAAAATTACCAGTGTCCCCACGTTCCACTAATATTTCTGTTTGCTTAGGAAAGATTTCACATCCTTCATAACCTAACATCTTTGACATCTTCTTTAATGTTCCTTGCATTAAAGACGCTGATATAAATTCTTTTGTAAATAAAAATACATGTGCTCCACCTGACTTAGAACGACATACAATTAAAGGAAGTTTTAATTTTCTAATATTATTAATTAAATCAAGATGATTAAAATTATATTGATCAATATCTATACAGCCCCAACGACAAGTATTATTTTCTGTAATAGGTATAATACCAAGAGCAGGACCTTCTCCTTTTAAATGTTTCTCCCAAAGATCATCAGTAACATTTCCTCTTACTATAAATGCTTTACCACCTTGTTTACCATTTTCTCCACGATCTCCTTTTTGGTATTGACCATAAGCAATCTTTAAGCCTTCAAATATCTGTTTAAATTTTTCTTTCATACTTAATCTTTCTATTGTTTGGGGCCTATTGCTAGGCCCCTTTAGCTAATTAAAACGGTGTGTTTTCTCTAGCTATCTCTTCTACATCTGCTCTTGTTTGCACGTTACCTTTAGAAACATTAGAATTAAAATCTTTAGACATTAAGTATAAAGACTTATCTTCTGCTCCCATGATTCTGTCCATGTTTACAACCCATCCATACCAAGAACCTTTATCGTTCTTTTGTAATGTTGATGATAAATTATAAACAACCCCATGCATAGGTGGTATTGCAAATCCACCTTTTCCATCAGCTATTTGTATGGTCTTCATCATTGAATTCCATTTTTTGCTAACGTTAAGTTGTGTTGATTTCATTGTAATCAACGCAGGTGTATAACCACCTGTTTTTGTTTCAGCCATAACATAGTAAGAAGCTGTTTCTTCTAAGTAGTTACCATTAGGTAATCTAATCTTAGATCCTTCTCTCTTACCTGTTTGGATTACCGGACTGTTTGGTAGATGTATAGCAACTGGTGCTCCAGGGCCATCTCCTCTATCAGACCATTCTGGAAAATCCTTTTTGTAGTAACAAGGAATTACCTTGATACCTTTTTTACCATCGTATAGTTCGCTGGTAACAGTATTATAAATCATGCCAGGCTTAGCACCATTTACATACTTTGCATCCCCATCAGTTACCTGTGGTGATAATTGTCCTAAGATTCTAAGAAAAGGAAGCGCAAGATCTTCTTGCGTCATATTCTCAAAACCTTTAGCTGTATCATTACCAAACAAGGCAAGTGATCCAGTTTCTTTCTTTTTAGCCATTACTTCAGTAGCCATTATTCATTCTCCATTATTTACGGGTTATTTTAGTTCTGTCTTTAATCCAAGTACTAAAGACATCAGAAGGCATGTCGAGCCCGGACTCGACACGCTCCTGAAATAGGGCTGTCAAAGTATTCCAAGCCACATCAGATTTCTGTTGTGGAGTAAAACCATTTGACGCCGCAAGGTCCAACAAACGTTGTGCCTTGTCATCTTCGCCTTTGCCGAATGTAACGAAAACATTATTTTTAATAATATCTCCAAGTCCATTCTCACGAAGCCATTTATGGGCTGCCTCTTTCCTATCGTCTTCTTTTGGAAGAGTGCACCTATATTCTCTTTTAACTGATACTGACGATCCATCTGCAAGTTTAATAGAACTTAAACCTTGCTCTGATAATAATTCTGGAATTACCCTAGAACCAATATCATCAGCCATCGTTTTTAAATTTTTTAATAGTTCTTCTGTTCTTTCAATCTCATCCTCAATGCCTTTTAATCTTTGACACTCAGCTGCGATTGTAGTTATTTCAACATTATCTAAAAGATCTTTAGAATCTTCTAACATCATGTTACTTACTTCATTACTCATGTTATCCTTTCTGATATAGATCGAAGTTTATAGGATAGTATTTAGCCTCTCGTCGATCCCATTTCAAGAGGTTAAATTGACCATTTGTTAGGTCGCTCACGATTGCACAAGAAATACCAATTACTGCTGGATCTCCTGTTAACAATAAGTAATCTTGTGGTCTAAAGTCTCTTAAGTTTTTTTGCATTTTAAAAACAAAAGGACTAGAAGAAAAAATAATTTGAGACTCTGGTCCATAATTATTTAAACAAATAACTAAATATCCAAAATCAGATGCACCTAAAATATTTATATTTGCAGGTGGATGTTGTAATACATAAACAAAATTTTCTTTAGGGTTCTCCTTATAAAAAGTTAAGAACTCTGCTAATGACTTAGGTTTATATAACTCAAAAATTTTATTCTTCATTCTATTATTCTCTGTTGACATCTATTTAAATATAATTATATATTATGTCAAGTAGAAAGAATAAAAAAATATGAAATATAAATTTAAGACTAAGCCATATGCACATCAAATAACTGCATTGGAAAAATCGTGGGATAAAATAACTTATGGTTATTTTATGGAAATGGGTACAGGTAAATCTAAAGTATTAGTTGATAATATTGCTATGCTTTATGATAAAGGTAAAATAAATGCGGCGCTTATTATAGCACCTAAAGGTGTATATAGAAACTGGTATTCTTCTGAAATACCAACACATTTAGCTAGCCATATAAAACCAAAAATGGTACTATGGACGGCTTCAACGTCTAAAGCAAAGGATAAAGAGTATCAACAATTATTTAATTCGGACTATGACCTTCACATCCTTGTAATGAATGTTGAAGCATTTAGTACTAAAAAAGGTTTAGACTTTGCAGCTAAATTCCTAAGAACACACAAAACAATAATGGCTGTAGACGAATCTACAACTATTAAAACTCCTTCCGCAAAAAGAACTAAAGCTATTGTAAATTTAGGAAAGCATGCTTCATATAGAAGAATACTTACAGGATCTCCTGTAACTAAAAGTCCATTAGATTTATTTACTCAATGTGAATTTTTAAGTGAAGATTTATTAGGACATAGTTCTTTTTATTCTTTTAGAAATAGATATGCACAAATGATTGAAAGAAACTTTGGTGGAAGAAGAGTACAAATAGTAGCTAGTTATCAAAGATTAGATGAATTAGCTGATATATTAGATAAATTTTCATACAGAGTATTAAAAGAAGATTGTTTAGATTTGCCTGATAAAATCTATATTAGAAGAGAAATTGAATTAACAGAAGAACAAGAAGCCGCGTATGCTACTATGAAATCCGCGGCCCTCGCTGCGATAAAAGGTAAGCTCGCTACAGCTCCACATGTTCTTACACAAATGATGCGATTACATCAGATTACTTGTGGTCATTTAAAAACAGATGAAGGAGATATTACAGAATTAAAATCAAATCGTATAAATGAATTGATGGATGTATTAGAAGAAGTAGAAGGTAAAGCAATCATCTGGGCAAATTATATATATGATATTAAACATATTGTTTCTTGTATTAAGAAAAAATATGGAGATGATTCTGTTGTTCAATACTATGGAGATATTGATTCAGAACAAAGACAAAAGAATATTGTAAAGTTTCAAGATCCTAAATCTAACTGTAAATTTTTTGTAGGTAATCCTCAGACTGGTGGTTATGGAATTACTTTAACAGCAGCTAGTACAGTTATATATTATTCTAATGGTTATGATTTAGAGAAACGTTTACAATCAGAAGATAGAGCACACAGAATAGGACAGAAAAAATCAGTAACGTATATAGATATAATTGCTCGTAAAACTGTAGATGAAAAAATTGTAAAAGCCTTAAGAAATAAAATTAATATAGCTTCTACTGTGCTAGGTGAAGAGTTGAGGGAGTGGATATAAATTTCCACTCCTCATCATTATAAGGTATCATTA